TAACAATGATAATTTTGTAAAGATTAGTAATTTTTATAATTTTGCAATTAATATAAAAAATAAAACAAATTAAATATTTCGTAAAAATCTAACAAAATTATTTATATTTTAGTAAGTCTATATTTTTTGTTCCGGATGTTGTTCGAAATTCGGTCTTCCCGTAAACGTCTTGCAAAAGGAGCCATTCAAATAACCCACCCCCATAAATGCAAACGGTTTCAAACCCAAGTGTTTTTAATTGATTCGCCTTTTTGAGAACACCACTATCATAACAATTCTTTCCATATACAATGAGTTGTATTTTTTTGTTAGATACTAACAAATTATTAATTTGGGTTTCTTCTTCTGAGGCAAGAATAGTTCCAACAATCAAACAATGTTGGTCGGCATTAGATAACGTGTTTATGATAATAGACTTTCCAGAAGAGATGGCCTTTTGCATTTCTTCAAATCCAATATATTCTATGGTAGATAATCCGTTTCCCATTACTTAAATAAAATTGAAACAAATATATTTAAATTAAAACAATGTATTAAACAACATATTATTTTACTAAACAACATATTGAATATATCTTTTGTAGTAACAATACAATCAATAAAATGCCAATCACTTTAACCATCGAAGGAAATATCGGTTCTGGAAAATCAACTTTGATGAAATATTTACGGGAGGCAATTGCAAACTATTCTTATGTGGACGAACCTTTAAGCAAGTGGGACCGATTTCAAGACGCCAATGGAAAAACAATTTTGCAGAAATTTTATGAAGACCAACACAAATATGCCTTTTCATTTCAAACAATGGCGCTACTCTCTCGGCTAACGGCTATTCGTGATGCAATTGAGGTGGAAAAAAAAAGTTCCGACCCTCGCCCAATTATCACTGAACGCAGTTTGCATACAGATAAACATGTGTTTGCCACCATGCTCTTTGATTCGGGCAAGATTGAAGATATTAATTATCAAATCTATCTAAGTTGGTTTGATGCGTTTATTCAAGAATGTCCGATTGATTTGGTGGTGTATGTCAAGACAGACCCCGCTATTTGTCAAGAGAGAATTGGAAAACGATTAAGAGAAGGCGAAGAAGGAATTCCGTTAGAATATTTAGAACAATGTGATGCGTATCATGAAAAGATGTTGTTCGCGCTCAATAAACCAACACTTATTTTGAATGGGAATGAAGATATGACAGAAAATCCCAATTTGTTGGAATCATGGAAAAATCAAATTGCTGACTTTGTTAGGGGGACAAAGCATTGCTACGCTTGTCCCTATGACCCCCAATCCAACAACCTTTAATAAAATAGTCCTTATTAGACAAAAAATATAATTATTCAACAAATCTTTTTTATTTTGATAATGTATAATGGCTGGAGTATTTAGAAGAGTTACATGTAAAGGACGCACCAAAAAAGCATGCTCATCTGCAAAGAAGAGTTGCAAATATGCAAAAGGTTCAAAGCGAAGCTTTTGTCGTAAGAGGACAACTGTTCGCAGACGCAAGAATTAAAACATCAATAAAAAATTGAATTGATGCGTACATCAATAAAAAATTGAATTGATATTATTATTTAAATGGATTTGCATTATTAATCTAACAAATCAAATCATGCAAATTAAAAATCCCGAAGTATTTAGAGAACGCGTTATTGCGACTGTATTGATGCCTATTATTGGCAATCAAGAATATTGCCTTAATTTAGAAAAGGGAATATTCAATTGGGCCCTAAAAGAAGCGACCTTCAGAAAGGTGGTCAAAAAGTGGGACAATCCGTATTTTGTAGAATTATATAAAAGCCATTTGCGTAGCATATATACAAACTTGAAGAGCAATCCATCTTTAATTCAATCAATCGGATTAGGTGAAGGACAAACAAAACCACATGAGATTGCCTTTATGACACATCAAGAAATGATTCCAGAGAAGTGGGTGGCTCTAATTGAAAAGAAGGCAAAAGAAGATGAAAATCGATATGAAGTCAAAATTAAAGCAGCAACAGACACGTTTACGTGTCGCAAATGTAGGTCAAAGAAATGCACGTATACACAAGTTCAAACTAGAAGTTCTGACGAAGCAATGACCACTTATGTTAGTTGTGTCGATTGTGGTGCTAGATGGAAGTGTTAGAGGGGGAACTTTGTTCCCCCTTACCCCCATAAGAACTATAATATTATCTTTTACGACTTCCTCTTTTTTTACTTTTCCCCCCTACTTTTCTTTTTTTACTTTTCCCCCCTACTTTTCTTTTTTTAGTGTTTTTTCTTTTTCCTCCAGCTGTTTCTTCTCCTTTTTCTAATTTGTTAACTCGCTCAATAATTTTTTCTTCGAAATTGCTTGTTTCAGTTTTAGAAGGTTCAATCCACGTTGCTTCACCCGTGGCATTATTATAATAGTAGTATGATTGCAGTTCATCGTCGCAATATTTTGTCCAATCATTGGAGATAACTTCACCCAATTTATTGTTTGATTTAAATTCGTCGCACTTTTTTGTTTCTGCCATATATTTCATAAATATTAAATTTATAAAATATACATAATTTTTATAACGTTATCTTAAAAGTTACTCGAGCAATAATGGGGGTCTTAGGGGGAGTACCTCCCCCTAGTAGGTATAAGACTCTTCGCTTAATTCCGACCCCACATCTTCCAACTCTAACAATTCTTCCGCATTATTATCTTCCTCCACATTTTCTTCTTCATCTGAATCATCATCACTATAATCTTCCCCTTCTTCATTGTCGCTATCAACAATAAATCCGTCTTTCAAATATCCAGTTGCTGTTTTTTTACTTTTTGGGATAGCTTCCAATTCATCGGATTCATCATCATCGGCTTTGCATGTATCTCCTAAATTTTCAAACCCACCATACATTTTTTCATATAGTTTATCCCATATGTCCATAGTAACAATAGTCGGCACATATTCTCCCGCCAAATTTTTATGTTCCACTAACACAGCACACGACCCAAAGAACAAAGAATTGTCAATCGGTGGAGGAAATTCAAATTTGTTCTCAGTATTCGCCTTACCATCATCTTTGGCATAGACAGAAATTCGATAACTAGTTTTATCACACTTAGTTATCCAAACATGTCGCTTTTCGAGTCCATCTGGCTTCTTAAATCCACACTTTTTATACAAATCTTCTATTTTAAAGTCTTTTACAGACAAGACTTTAGGAGTCCCCGATTTATCAATTATCAAAAGAGTTGTCACCGTCATTTTATTCAGTTATATAATCTGGGTTTAAATTGTTTATAACTGTGTTTTATTTGATGGATTCAAATGTTTTTGTATTTTATGATTGCATGGACATTTCAAATAATAATTGGTTCTTTTTTATTCATTTTCTTGGTTCATCATTTAATTGGATTTTTAAAATCAACACTGACCATTCCTAAAATAAAAGATTTAGTCGATTCTCCTTCTGAGAAATACAAGCATATTTATGCACAACTATCTAACAAAGGAGGAACAATACAACAGCAGCAACAGCAAACATCTCCGCTAGAGCCGATAAAAGACAATAATATGAAACAAGATTTAAAATCTTTTTTTAAGAAACAATTGAATGCCAATCAAGCGGATTCTGCTTCGGACATATATTCTTTAGATTCTACTTATAGTCCATATGTGTAAAACAAATATAAAGATTTCCTATCAATAAATATAATGCAAGACAAACGTCAAATTTTATCTAACTTTCCGTTTGAACAAATCCAACTTTCTTATGAAACCACCGTTCATAAAAAAGTACAAGGTGCGCACATAGCTCTTGCTATTCCAGATGGAACAAAGTCATATTTATGGGCAACAGTTGAAGAAGACGAAAATGTATGTTGGTTGTTAGAAATTGCCAATGGAACAATTGCCAATATCACAAAAATATCAAATGAGTTTAGTGTAAAACTGAGTTATGGAAGTATCTTTTATGGCACTTTTTTCAGAGCAAAAAATGGTCAAAAATGTTTTTCTGTGGAAGATGTTCTTTACTTTAAGGGTAAGAATGTATGCCGAACTAATTATTTAAATAAACTAACATTGCTGAAAGAAGTATTGACACGAAATGAAATGAAAAGTGGTGATATCTTAATTGGGTTGCCTTCTATGGATGAACATTTTTACACATTGCTGAATTCTGTTTCTACCTTACCTTATAAATCATCGTTTATTCATTTTCGGTATTTAGAGGGAAGACTGTCTAATTCTGTCTACATCATGAAATACATTAAGCCAAGGAATGATAATTTGTTGAACCAACCCCAAAAGATGGGAACTACTTTCGCCGTAGTAGCGGATGTTCAACCAGACGTGTATTATTTAACTTCCCCAGATGGTGTAACATCTGTTGCATGTATTCCAAGTTATACCGTCAGCGTGATGATGAATTCTATTTTTCGAAACATTAAGGAAAATGTGAATTTGGATGCGTTAGAAGAGAGCGATGATGAGGATGATTTTGAAGATACTCGAAATGATAAATATTTAATTGTCAAGTCAGAACCAGTGAGAATGAAATGCGAATATAATTACAAATTTAAAAAATGGACACCAATACATATTGTGAAATAATTATTTTGTTAGTATATTATATAATGCATACTTTGAATCCATCAGAATTGACACAAGGAGAGTCTTCATTAATTGGCGCACCATTAGGTGGTGATAAAATGCCAGACACGTTTTCTTCTAATCATGTTGGAGGAAGATTCAGACCTAAACGCACATTCAAGAAATTCATGCGAGGAAAGAAGAACTACAAAAAGAGTGTTCGCAAATACTTGTCTTCTTCTTCTGGCATGTTTTCTAAGATGATGCGTAAGATTAAGGGGTCTTCTTCAAAGAAAAGAAGATAAACAATATAAACATTTAACTACATACATACTAACAACTAACAAATATGACCACCAATACCAATTATTTAGGACAAAAAGGGTACACTATTTACAAATCCAATTTGACTCCCTTGGAACAGCAACAAATTAAAAATGAACTAACAATTAAGCCATTTATTCAAGGAGCACCACCCGGCTCAGCCGCCACTTTTCCAGCATATCGCGAGTCTGGAAATAAATTGTATGTTCCTCATTATTATGGCATTCAAATGTTCGGAGTGCCTACTGAAATTAAGATTAGTGAAGGAACTAATATTAATTTATCTTTTGCGGGACAATTAAGAGATTATCAGCAACCCGTTGTGGATAAATATATTCATCATGTGCAAAGTCGACCATCTGGAGTTGGTGGCGGTTTATTGGAATTACCATGTGCGTGGGGAAAAACATCTGGTTCTCTTTACATTTTATCTCAATTAAAGAAGAAAGCCATTGTAATTATTCACAAAGAATTTCTGATGAATCAATGGATTGAAAGAATCCAGCAATTCTTACCCGAAGCCAGAATAGGGAAGATACAAGGTCAGACAATTGACATTGAAGACAAAGACATTGTATTGTGCATGTTGCAGAGTTTAGTTGGAAAAGAATATCCCACCGATTTGTTTGAATCATTTGGACTAACAATTATTGATGAGGTTCATCATATATCGAGTCAAACATTTTCCAATGCCCTTTTCAAGGTGGTCACTAAATATATGTTAGGATTATCGGCAACCATGGAACGCAAAGATGGAACTACCAAAGTGTTTAAACTCTTTTTAGGCAATGTCATTCACAAAGCGGAAAATAAAACACAAACCGATGTAGAAGTTCGTTCTGTGTATTATAAAACAAATGATGCTGAATTTAATGAAACTATATTAGATTTCAAAGGACAGCCACAAATTAGTTCAATGATATCCAAATTGTGTGCATATTCAAGGCGAACAGAATTTATTATTTCACATTTAAATGCATTTATACGTAATGGGTCGGAAGCTGAATGTACCGCGCATAAGGCGATAATGGATTCAAATATTCCTCATTGTGGAATGTGTTCAAAGTCAGACAATTATCTTGTTAGGAATACATGTTGCGACACAATCAAATATTGTTTTCCATGCATGAATCGGGCTTCAGAACAAGTTATTTTAACGGCAACTGGAAGAAAACAGAGACCCAAGTGTCCAGATTGTAAGAAAGTGTTAGCTTTTGAGCAAAATTACATTGAAAATCCATTTGTCAAACCTTTGAAAACGGTTCATACTATTGTATTATCTCATAATTTGAACGTACTTGAATATATATATAACAAATTCATCTGCAAGAATTATGCGTCTGTTGGATATTATGTGGGGGGAATGTCAGAACAAGAACTTAAATTGGCTGAAACAAAACAAATCATATTAGCGAGTTTTGCCATGGCAAGCGAAGGGTTGGACATTCCCACATTAAATGCGGAATTTTTGATAACTCCTAAAACGGATGTGGTTCAATCGGTGGGTCGAATATTAAGAGCAAAACATGCAACTACCAAACCCGTGATTTATGATTTTATTGATACACATGAAACATTTAGACGTCAATGGTTGAAAAGACGGGCTTTTTATCGGAAACAAAAATACCAAATTGTTTCATTTGGACTAGAACCAGAAGTAGACCAAGAAGATGCAGATGAAGACCAACAAGAAGACACTAACAAAGGAAAGTGTTTAATCAAACTAAGAAAATAAAAATATTAGTTAATAATATATTATGAATCAATTGTTTAGCAAAGAAAACATCGGTGAAAATATTTTAATTGCTCTCCTCGTTATCTTTTTGGTGATTGGAAAACCAATTCCCCAACCACTGAACCAATACATTGATACAAACATGGGAATTGTTGCTGTTATTATAGTCGCCATTTCTTTATTTGCGTATAGTCCCGTGTTAGGTGTAGTTGGTTTGTTAGTTGCTTATCAAATTATTAGAAAGACTGGAACATTTGCCATGGGAATGTATGCGCCATCAGAGGAAAAGAAATGGGTATCTAGTGAAAAAGATTATAATAAACCCAATGATACTTTAGAACAAGAAGTTATCCGTACAATGGCGCCCACTGTGAATCCAGACTTGATGTCAAGCAATGGCGATTTTAGTCCAGTTCTCGATAATACACATGATGCAGAGATGCTTTAAACTACAATCCCTTCTCTACTTTTCCAATTGATTTTGTTAGTTCACGAAACATTCCCGTTGTGAATTCATACGAATAGAAAAAAATAACCATCACAATCATGAATACAACAAAGACTAACAACATTTGAACAAAACTATTGTGTCTTAATCTAGAAAAGTTAATGCCAGATGCAGATTGTTGTTTAACCGCAGAAGAATCTGTTCCACTGTATTCGGGTGCATCAATCGGTTGACAATCGATAAATACACTATCATCGCTAAAACTAATAATAGACCCACCCGCAATTTGAGGTGTATGTTTATAAATAGACGCGGCTGGAGTAGTGCTTACTGAATATGAATTATTGGGAATGTTATTTAATTCTGTTTGGCTAATAACTACAGTGGAAGAAGGAAATACAATATATTCAAACACCACTGAACTATTACAGTTTGTAAAATTGGATGCAGAATAAGAGTAAAAATCGCCGGAAGGAATGAATTGTTTTAATGAATCAAAATTTTGAACAATTGATTTGCTACTAGTTTCACTTGGAATGAGTGTTCCAAAACTTGTTTTATCTAAACTAATTTTAACTGGAATACATACTAACAAATCAGCATTGCTAGACGAATGTTGATGCCACAATACAAGTTCTGCAACGGAATTCTTCCCATTAATTTTATGAATCGATTTTTTATATAATCTACATCCTTTCAATACATAATTGGCATTCTTGTATTTTACATTATTTGGTAAATCCGCAATGTCGTATTGAATGGAAATGTAATTTGACTTTCTTGTGGCAGTGCAGTTTCCAATATAATAATTAAACATTAATTTGTCTGAACTCGGTTTAATAGTAACAGACGAAGTATCAATATTAATAGGTGCATTACATTGGCCGGTGGTCATTATTATAACTACATATTTATTTTATTTAGTTATAAAGTTTTATACGGGTAAATATCGCATTGTGTCGTTTTCATACACAGTTGCCTTAAATCCCATGGCGTATCCTTCCACATAAATGATATCTCCATTGTAAATGTTGTCACACCCGTATTCATTAGAACCACTCTTACCTTTATTCGTAATGGGTAATTTGATGTTATGTTTTGTCATGGTATAAAATTGCCATTTATCGCGATTAGTAAAAAGGGGTCGACCCATTAATGGTAGAATCTGATTTGTTTGTGTATCTGCGAGAGACGACTTCTGGGTAGGAGTTAAAATACCGATTTGTCGGTATGTAACATCTACGGCGCCTACATTAGTAGCAACCATCTGGTTTCGAATCATACCGTAACCATCGTTTCTATAAGGAGGTGTATAGGGATTTAATAAAATGTCTTCTCTAAATTGGGTGGTTTGTTGGGGGATAGTTATATTAGTAGTGGTATTGGTTGCATTTTTGTTAGATGACATATTTCTTGTATGATGGCAATATGCTAAATATCCAATAATTCCCGCAATCGCAAGTAAAATAAAAAGGGTTACGTTTTCAACACATAGCACGCCAGGCGGACATTTTTTCATATAATGAGGAGACATTTAATTTAAAGTACTTCGGCAAAATCCGCAATTCCACCTACTCTACTACCCCAAAACCCTTCTTTGTTAACAACATCATTTGCCCCGCCTATATTCATTTTTTGCATCATTTTTTGCGCATCCGCTAACAAAGGAGCAATATTTTCCATTGAAGTGAACAATTCAGATTGTTGTTTCATTAGTTGTTTGGTATCAGATGTTAGATTTTTCAATCCACCTTGACCTAACATTGTTTCTAAATTCTTATAAGCATCAGATAAAGTGGTTCCATAATCAATGCGGCTCGGATTTACTTTATTTTCGAAACCACTTCGACCACTTTTTTCTGTTTTTGTCGAAATTCCTTCTTTAACTACGGGTTCTTCTTCTTCCTCTTCTTCTTCAATAGTTTCTTCGGTCGTTTCAACGTCTGGCTCTTCCATCTCAATTTTATCATCATCTGGCATGGCATCATCTTTAGTTATTAATGTCTCTCTGTTTGTTAGTGCTTCTAAGTTTCCAACCTCACTACCAGCTTGGTTTGGAGCTCCAGTTGTGCCTCCTCTTTTACTGTCAACCCCTTCTTTTGCCATCATTGTGTGCATATACAAATTGACTACAATCACTGCAACTAACAAAACAACTGTCATATTTTTGCTAAAAACAAAGGTTAAATAAGCGACCATTGCAAACAACATCACGGCATCAATGTATCCCATCGACATATAGCCAATAATGTTTATGGCAGAAATCAAGGCAACAAATAAAAGAAAGTATTTGCTGGTCATTAAATCGGCAAAGAATCCAAGTGGATTCATTTTCATCGTCATCTTGGGGAACTTCATATATATTACAAATGTAAAAAAAAGGATATCATTTTGTTTATTTTTTATTATAACATTCCTTTATATTATCATTTTTCCAGTTTCCTTCACATCTGTCTCCATTTGTGTATATATATGTTCCTAGACCATTTTTTATTCCATTTTTCCAGTTTCCTTTATATCTATCTCCATTTGCGTATATATATGTTCCTAGACCATTTTTATATCCATTTTTCCAGTTTCCATTGTATCTGTCTCCATTTGCGTATATATATGTTCCATCTCCATTTCTACGTGCATTTTTTAAATTTCCTTTATATCTATCTCCATTATCAAATGTCATTATTCCTTTACCGTTTGGTTTATCGTGTAACAATTCTCCATCATACATTGCATGTTCCCCGTCATATTTATATCTATGTTTAGTTATATAATTTTTCCTACTTTTTGTATTAATGTGTTTTAAACTACGAGTTTTCATTATATATTGCTACACTTTTTTAATTCTTTTTTAATTTCGTGCAAGTCTTGGTCTTTTTCTTTTTCTTCGTTTTTTTGAACTTCCAATTTAGATAAATAATCATGCAACTTTTTGAATGCAGAAACCGTATCTTTTTGCGTTTTATTTATAGCTTCTCTGAATTCTTCATAAATAGGTGCTAAATGGGGATTTTCTTTTTTAGAGTGTTTCAGTTCTTCCATTTTTTTTGTTAGTAACTCTTTCTTTTTATGTATAACATTTTGAATGTGATTTATTTTTGAGTCGTTCATATTATTTATTTATATA